CATTCAGTTCAAAGAAGTGTTCACAAGGGTCAAACGCTTAGAAGCCATCTTGATTGGTGCGGCTGGTACCATCATAGCGATGCTCGTCGCTATTCTTACTAAGATGGGGTGACGCGGTTTATCCGCGTTAGGTATTAAACTTTAAAAAACAATAGTTCTGTACACACAATAACTTCTTATGCTATAAAGTATTAGACGCCATTTGTGCTGCGACAATCCATTATTTGAGGGTCTTTGGATGATCGCAGAGCTTGCCGCATTCAACGCCGGGTTCGCCGTCGTAAAACAATTCGTCGCCAACGGGCGCGATTTGTCTGATGCCATGGGCGCTATCGGACAGATGGTCGGTGCCAAAGAAGACCTCAAAGCTCGTGGGGAAAAGCGCAAAAAGAGCGTGCTGTCAGTTCTTAGTGGTAAAACCGAGAACGATTTTGAAGAGTTCATGGCGCTTGAGAAAATCAAGCAGGTCGAAAAAGAACTGACCTCCATGATGAAACTCTACGGTCGCCCCGGATTACATGACGATTGGGTGCGGTTTCAGGCTGAAGCCCGAAAACAACGTAGGCAGCAGGCCCTAGAAGATAAGAAACGTAAGGAACAGTTGTGGGATTACATAGCTTGGGGTTTTGCAATAATCACACTCATCGGGGGATTTGTTGGCTTAATTATTTGGGTTAAGTATTTACGGGATGGCTCGTTATGACGCAAAAGTTATTCCAAGAGCACAGTAAATACGAGGAGTTTGACTTGGATCATGACGGCGTTGTAACCGACGCAGAGATCAAACGAAGTCAAGAGATGCTTGAAATTGAACTTCGTGAAGAAAAAAGCGCTGCGCAAAAGAAAATGGCATGGGCTGCTATGCTGTCTATGATTGCGTTTAGTGCGCTTTTGTTCGCCCCGATCATTCCTGACTCGCGTGTAAGCGCATTGGCAGACCTCCTTGGGCTGTTCTATATCGCGCAAGCTGGCGTGGTTGGGGCGTACATGGGAGTATCAGCATGGATGAGCCGCAAATAACACGGGTTAGCTCGGGAAGCGAGATTGCTATCCCGTTGCATAATCTAATCTCTATAATTGCTGGCGTTGCTGTTGCTACATGGGCGTATTTTGCGCTTCAAGAACGAGTAAACAATGTCGAACATAACCTCGAAATGATGCAAATGGACATGCGTCTAAACTCTGAATTTCGGATAAAATGGCCTCGTGGAGAACTTGGTTCCCTTCCCGCAGACGCTCGGCAAGACCTCCTTCTTGAAAACATAGAAAAGCGTTTAGAAGCTATTGATGTTATGCGTCATGAGCTAAACGAATACCGTGTGCAAATAGAACTATTGCGGGAGCGAGAGACTCGTTCTGCTCAGTAAACGCGTTATTTCTTTGCAAATTATGTGCTAAGAGGCTATTGTACACCTAGTAGGATTCTGCGGAGGTAGAGAATGCTCGGACAACTCGTCGGAACTCTCGTAGGCCCAGTCACTGGTCTGCTAGACAAGTTCATAGAAGACAAAGATAAAAAAGCTGAGTTGGCGCATGAAATTGCGACAATGGCAGAGAAACACGCTCATGAAGCGGCTTTGGCACAAGTCGAAGTAAATAAGGCAGAAGCGGCACACAGAAGCACGTTTGTAGCAGGCTGGAGACCTTTCATCGGCTGGGTATGCGGTGTGGCTTTAGCGTATCATTTCATCATTGTACCGATGCTGACGTTTGTATTGGTGACTTTCCAAGTAACAGGTTTGCACCCTAGTGATTTGCCCAAGTTTGATATGGACAGCCTGATGACTGTTTTGCTTGGTATGTTGGGTCTAGGTGGTCTTAGAACCTACGAAAAATCGAAAGGCGTGGCAAAATGAGTTTTAAGCTATCGCAACGTAGCCGAGATAAACTAGAAGGTGTAGATGTAGGGCTTATTGCCGTTGTAGATTACGCCATTGCTGTCACTAAGGTAGATTTTGGTGTTATTTGCGGGCTACGAACCATCGAAGAACAGCGAGAACTCGTTGCAAAAGGCGCGAGTAAAACCATGAAATCCAAGCATATTGATGGTCACGCGGTCGATTTAATGGCGTATATTGGTTCTCGTGGGTCGTGGGAATTGAACATCTACGACGAAATCGCAGATGCCATGAAAGAGGGCGCAACTGCTGCTGGCGTGGGTATCCGATGGGGTGCAGCGTGGCACATTCCCGACATCCGTGACTGGGATGGGACTATGGAAGAAGCCATGAATGCTTATGTTGATTTGCGGCGTTCGCAGGGCAAACGGCCTTTTATCGACGCGCCGCACTTTGAATTAGCGGGGGTATAATGCGTACAACGGTAAGCGCACGTAATATTGAGGGCGGTGTAGAACCATCACACACCGTGGAAGTTGTTTGTGCACATTGCGGGTATGACCTTGATGAAGCCGAGTTAGCAGCAGATACTTGCTCTGATTGCGGGGAAGCGTTAAATTTAAAACAAAGCGTCTCTATTGAGGTGACCACATTACCGCCAGTGCTTGGTGAAACTATGTAGGTGAGCCATGGCCCTAAAGAAGTTACTGTTTAAACCCGGAATCAACCGCGAAGTTACCAGATATACCAACGAAGGCGGTTGGTACGAGTGCGATAAAGTACGCTTCAGGCAGGGGTTCCCAGAAAAAATTGGCGGTTGGTCTCAGATTTCCGTGTCTCGGTATCTGGGCGTTTGCCGTTCTCTGTGGAACTGGATTACGCTTGGAAGCATCAATCTCATTGGTGTAGGTACGCACCTCAAGTTCTATTTGGAACAAGGGGGTGGCTACAATGACATCACGCCGATTCGAGAAACGACTGCGGCAGGTGACGTTACGTTCGCCGCAACAAACGGCGATGCTACCCTTACAGTTACTGACGTAGGCCACGGCGCACGGCAGAATGACTTTGTTACTTTTAGCGGGGCTGTGTCTCTTGGGGGCAATATAACCGCTGATGTTTTGAACCAAGAGTACCAGATCACTGTAGTCGTTGATGCCGATACTTACGAAGTCGAAGCAAAAGATTCAGTCACTGAAGACCCTGTACTCGCTAACGCGTCGGATACGGGTAACGGCGGCTCGTCGGTTGTCGGCGCATATCAGATTCGTACGGGTGAACCGTATGAAGTCCCACTTACTGGTTGGGGCGGTGGTACGTGGAGTTCTGGCGTCTGGGGTACAGGTGGTGTGTCCACCGAGGGTATCCGCCTCTGGAGTCAGTCTAACTTTGGTGAAGACTTGATCTTTGGCCCTCAAGGGGGCGATATTTTCTATTGGGATGCCACCAACGGCGTTACAACGCGTGGGGTGTACCTAAACACGTTAGCAGGTGCGTCTGACGTACCGACGCAACAAAACTACATCCTTGTATCCGACATCAATCGTTTCGTGTTTTGTTTTGGAACGAACGACATTGGGACTGCTACGGTAGACCCGATGCTTATACGCTGGTCAGATCAGGAAGACCCTGCCAACTGGACTCCAGCGTCAACGAACCAAGCGGGGTCCTTGAGGCTATCTCGGGGTACTGAGATCGTCACGGCTCAACAAGCACGTCAAGAGGTCCTCGTTTGGACCAATTCGTCCGTATATTCCTTGCAATATCAGGGCGCTCCTGCTGTTTGGGGTGCTCAGTTAGTCGGGGATAATATATCTATTGCCTCTCAAAATGCCGTTGCATTTGCGGGTGGCATAGCGTTTTGGATGGGGCGTGATAAGTTCTATATGTACGATGGACGTACTCAACCACTAAAATGTGATGTACGCCGTTATATCTTCGAGGATTTCAATCCGTTGCAATACGACCAAGTATTTGCAGGTACAAACGAAGCATTTCATGAAGTTTGGTGGTTCTATTGTTCTGCCGATAGTTCGGACGTAGACAAGTACGTCGTGTTCAATTACCTCGAACAGACGTGGTATTACGGCAATATGGCACGTACCGCGTGGTTAGATTCAGGGCTTCGTGACTATCCGCTTGCTGCGACATACACCTATAATCTGGTTAACCAAGAGTTTGGTACCGATGACAATGAGACAGGTACCCCTGTAGCTATTCCAGCAACTATTACCTCTGGGCAGTTTGATATTGATGACGGGGACAAGTTTGCGTTTATCTGGCGAATCATGCCAGACGTAACCTTTGACGGGTCTACGGCGTCTTCTCCTAGCGCCACAATGACACTCCTCCCCCTAGCGAACTCAGGGTCTGGCTATAATAACCCCTACTCTGAGGGGGGAAGCGCCGTAGGCACCGTCACCCGTACAGCCACCGTGCCGATTGAGCAGTTCACGGGGCAGGTGAACACACGGGTGCGCGGTAGACAGATGTCGCTACAGATGGCATCTACCGAACTTGGAGTTAAATGGCAGCTAGGCTCACCTCGTGTGGATATGCGTCCTGACGGGAGGCGTTAATGGCTAACGAAATTGAGAGAGTAGAGCCGCCTGCTCTGCCACTGGCCCCCGAAGAGTATCGTCGCCCATTTATGGACCAGAATAGCAACGTTCTGCGGTTGTTCTTTAATCGTCTGGTAAGCTCTCTCAATACGTTGCTCAGCACCGACGATGGTGGCAAGTTTCTGTATATGCCACGGGGTCTTTTTTATAGCACCGCTGACCAAACGGCTGCGGTTATTAATACAGGCTATCCTGTGGAGTTTGAAAATACCTATATCGGCAATGGGGTAAGTATAGCGGGTGCAGATAATACACAGATTACTGTGACGGCTGATGGAGTTTACAACTTCCAAGTGACATTACAAACCGCACACACTAACTCTTCTG